AATACAAAACTGCAAAGCAGCTATAATACATCCACTAAATATTTGATAATCACAGGCACCAGTACTCTATCACCTACTACTTGAGCACCTGCTATTTGAGGTGTGCGTGTAATAATGACATTGATGGAACTCTCTGTGATTGTTGTTCCTCTAGCAAAGTGCTGCTGAATTGATTCAGCTTTTGTAAGCACATCTAGAGTACCGTTATTAGATGGATAAGCAAGTAAAACTTGAAACTCACCAATCTCACGATAGTAGTTAGAACCCATTGTTGGGTTACTTGGTGTCCTCGGTAGGAGTTGTACTCTTTGATATGGCACACCGCTAGTAGGTTTAAAACTTACGGACTCATATGCTGTCTCAATAACTGCATCAAGTTGTAGTAGTTTCTTTTCTAGTGCTTTTTTAATTAGGACTAATGACAAATTAAGTACCTTTCTTATTGTGGTAATGACGCATTATATAGGTCTTTAATATCAATAGCTAATATCTTTGCTATAGCTAGTACACCGATACCGTCTGGAGCTTGTGCGGAGCTACCTTTTTCAAGGAAACTAAAACCCGGCCCTTTAGCACCAATGTGCAGCGGATTACCGAGTTGATGACCATAAGTTGCTTCGTCCCCTGCATTTCTTGCTGCATCAGATGGGTCACGTATAGTTGTACTCTCATTGAAGTAATCACTATTGGAGTATCCCCAAGCACCTTGATGAAATCCGGGCTCTATTTCAATACCGTATTCTTCTTTACGTTTGGCGTATAATTCGTAGTATTTCTTTTCAGCCCCAGAACTAGCATTTCTACCTATATCAATAGAAAGTTGACTACCTATAGGTGTACTACTACTAGCAGCTAGTGTAGCTTGCTCTACGAACTTACCGAGCATCTGTTGGAGCTTTTGCTCAACTTGGTCTGTGTAATCCTTAATCTCAGTAGCAATCTCAGTAGCATTAGTTGCTTTAATCATAGTAGCTCCTGTTATAACCTTGTATTAAACAACAGCAAGTATTCTATATAGTACTATTTCTTGAAGTGCTGAATGACTTTGGACTGAATCAACTTTGTATGTTTTTGAGTTAAACGTAATCGTATCATTTACTTCAGGAACAAACCCAAGATTAGTAGCTAGTATATAGAACATACCTACGTCCCTACCAATCAAGCTAGGATATGAGAACTCATTAGCCTTAATATGCTTCATGTAGGCTCTTAGGTTATGTACCTGTGATGTATTGACTACAGAGCTTGTATTAACGTCATAAACAGCTTCTGGGACTTCTGTATAGATAATAGGCGCACCATGTCTAGCAATAGCACTTGCACTAGCTTTAGTAAACTGATTTGACATAACTTACCTCAAGTCAAACGGATTAAGTAAGCTATCAATATTCTTAGAACTATCCAAAACAGAGCTAACGTAATTAGTATCAATCTTTGAGTTATTAGTTGACATATCCGACTTGGATATACCACCTGCATATATAACAGCAGAGGTCATCACTGGGTTTAGCTCTGGACTCTTTAGGAATAACTGAAGTGCTAACCGGTATTCCATTGCACTCTTGTTACCTCCGCTTACTGTAAAAATATCAACTGATTCAGAAGTTCTTTGTGCTAAGATAAGTAAGATACTTCTAGCAGCGTCAAGTGAAGCACGAGTTATATTATTTGAGTTCTTCTCAAGGAAGTAATTATATGAATCATCGCTTAGTAAAGGGAAGTTAATATCCATATCACCTACTTGGAGTTTAACTTGTTGAATAGGTGTTAATGCCATTATTTTCCTTTATTTTGTTTATGTAGCGGTCTAGAAGTATTTGTTCTACTTCTGATGTAAACCACTCAGTTATTCCTTCTAGTCTAGTGTACTTATTACCATTACAATCCTTAGTAATTTTAGTACTCGTTGTAAATTGACTAGCAATGTCTTTATTAAGTTCGTAATTCTTGAACTCAGAATGTAACTTTGTCTCTAAATCATCAGCATCAAATCTACTATCAAATGAAGCTAAAATTACAACAGATGACTCACCGATTAGTCCCAAACCAACAAGCCTAGATTCAGCATTATTAGCTGTACCAATTTTACAGTATTTAGTTCCGTTGAATATGTTTGTTATAAGGTACGTGCAGTGCTTTTGATACCAACTACTTTTTAATGTGTTTGTAAATTTACCATGCAAAATATTACCACTTGTAGCCTCGAATACATCACCTGAGCTATTGGAATAAGTCACTCTACATTTCTTAATACCACCATGTACTTTAGTTTCTACGCTAATAAGGGTGCAATCTTTCTCTTTTAAGTGAGTCTTGTACTCATTAATATTACAGAGTTTACATCCAACATACTGACTATAAAGCTGACTAACAGGTACTGTATTTGTGTCACTACAGGTATTACAAATCAGTTTTGTAAAAGTACCTTTACCTCTTAAACTGCACTTACTTAAGTATTTAAATCCAATGTTTGAAGCTAACTTACTGTACTCATTCTCTTGACAAGTTGTGCATTTTATTTTTATACCTTTTTCAAACCTACTTACACCACTTGACTTAGAAGCTATTAACGAGTTACACTTGTGACATTTAATTGTCATAATCCCACTTGAATGCGAGACATAATCAAAACCGGATGTGTTAAGTATTTTCTTGTATTTCTCAATAACACAACCAGAGCAAGTGTGACTACCTCCTACTAGTATTTTTAACGTGAATAAAGATATTAAGCCACATTTTCCGCATTTTACAGGTACAACTTGTGAATCATTTCTATAACAAGACAAATGCCAGCCAACCTCTATATCTATGTTGTTATTCTTAAGATTGAATATAGCGCGCTGTATACGCTCATTGGACATTTTTGCTTTTTCAAAACCTTTTACTAAAGTTGCAAAACTAGTTTCTGTATTTTCATTATTCATTTTTAATCCCCTTCAAGATTAAGTATAGGGTCAAGACTATCTGACGAAGGAGTCAGAAACGCTTGCAGGCGCGTTCATCTTGGTAAAACAGGCTGCAACCTGTCTGCAAGTTATAATTCTACCATAACCTACTGCTTGTGACAATAGGTTAGAGTAGACAGCCTCAAAACTGAGGCTAATCTATTATACTACTTAAGCTAATTAAGCAGTATAACCACGAGAAATAAAGTTACCTTTCATGATCACGTTCAAGAAATTACTCTCGGCCTCAATAGTAATCTCAGTCATACGTGGGTCATTGAATGTCCACATATATTCCATCTGACCTAGTGTACCAACGTGACCAAAGCGGTTAGCTGGAGCGTAGAAAGTCTTAACGCAATCAGTTCCTTCAGCAACGAAAATACAATCACCAGAAGTCACTAAAGCAGTACCAGCTAGAACAGTTGGAACTTCGATAAACTGAATACCACCGAAGGACAGCTTACGGTATAGACCCATACCACCAGCGCGTTCTTGCGTAATATTGGTAGAACCGATTTGCTGATAAATGTGAGCTTGAGTTACTTTAGCGTGAGCAATCAACTTAGAGAAGAAAGCTGGAGAGCAGTAACCAACAACACGAGTGATAATCTCACCTTCATTACCAGTGGACTGGAAGTTAGCGATAATCTCTTCGCACTTAGCAATCACATCAGTACTTGGTGTAACTAAATCAAAGTTAACTTCTTTTCGGGTATAACCCAAGTCAGTATAGAAGTTAGAACTAGCGATAGTACCGTTAGGTGTCCATGCCATACCTGTACCCAAAGTCTTGAATCGTGCAATCTCACGAGTAATGGCGAAACTCTTACGAGCCTTTTCCATCTTACGCAACAGAGCAGCAGCTTGGGTTTCTTCTTGAGATAGATTACCGTAAGCAGACACACCAGCAATATCGCTAGGATACAAAGCATCCATGAATGGGTGATGACTTACTGAGTAGCTATGCAATTTACGTACATCACCAGAAGTTGTCTGTGGCTTAGAACCGCGAACAGCATCACCGATGATGGACAAAGAACCGTTAATCTCTTGGAAGGTAGCTACTTGAGTAGTAATGGACTCCTCAGCAAACAAGCCAGAATCACCAAGTAGTGTCCAAGTTTGAGGTAGCTTAAGTAGGTTAGCTGTTTCGTCAACAACTTCAAATTGGTTGGTAAAAGAACGAATAGTCATTTTTAATATTCCTTTGTATGTCTGCTATTAGATTGCAGTTAGAACTTGAATGCCAGCAGCTTCAAGGGAAGCATATACAGCAGCTTTTTTAGCGTCATTATCGTAGGTAGCATCAAGTACTAGACCTTGTTTAGCAACACCAGACGAACCACGAATCAATGCGAGTACATTGGTGTCGGTAGCGTTAGGTACTGTTGTTTCAGTCATAACGATAGCAGCAGCTACCTTAGAACCGTCTACAGCAGTCTCTACAGCGACTTTGTATTTACCAGTAGCAGTTACCTTACCAAGTACTGTACCAACAGCTAGAGTAGCAGCAGGGCCATTTACAACAGCGACTGTACGGCAGTATGCCAAGTCAGCTTTTTCTTCATGCTTGAATACGTCAGAGTATTTAGCTTTTTCAGTAGCGATTAGAGCCATGATATTTTCCTTTTTACTTATTGAACTTAGCTTCGATCATACGATCTAGGGCTGATTTTTTAACTTCTTCTTTAGCAGGTGTGGTATCTGCTACTTCTTTAAACAAAACAGATTTCTCTACTTGTTCTTGCATCTCTTTTACAACACCTACGAGTGCTTCAAAATCAGCATCGTCTTGAAGTGCTAGAGCAGCCTTCAGGATAATACCTAGTTGCTTCTCGTTCTTAACAACAGCAGAGATTGCTGAAGTCTTGGACTTTACGATAGCTTCTTTCTTTTCAGCTTCAAACTGAGCAATAGTTTGCATTGCTTTCTCAAGAGCTACCTTTTGTTCTGCGAGAGCTTTCTCAACAGCAACAAATTGGCTCTTTTCTACAACTTCAATCTCTTGCTCAATAACTTTAGTTTCTTGAGTCATTAGTTTTCCTTTATTAACAGAGCCAGATGGCCCAACATTATTCTCAACGCTAGCGGAGGTCGAGTCACCTGACACCGCAACTAATTTCATAGCTGCCTTGCCTGATTCGGTACTTGCTGATTTAGCAGCTTTATCAATCTTCTTAAAAGCCTTCTCAATTAGAGCTTGGTCTTTAAGTAGACTTAGGTATTCATTTTCATCTAGTTTACTAAGTACATCAGAGATATTCTCAGCTTCGTATGCTGATTTAATAATCTCAAATGCTTGCATTCTTGACTTAATCCATTCTTGAACTTCTTCTTGTGGTGATTCCTGTGGTTCAACATAGCCCATCATTGCAGCTAGTACTTCCGCATCATCACCCCACATGCCAAAGAAACGAGACAAGAACTCAGGTAATTCTAGAGTAACTTTTACTTGTTGAAACTTAGCAATTGCTTCATCAGAGAATGTAGAGGCTTTTAGCACTAATGTATAATCAGCGTTATTCGCTACACCTTGATCTTTGTGACATAGTGCAATATGACTATCACTACCACTGAAATCAATGTCTGATAGTTTTCGTTTTGCTTGTTTAGTAGCCATTGTTATCCTTTATTTTATTATTAATCAAAGCTACTCCAGTGTCTCAACCCTAGCTGTAGCACCTATACTGATACCTACGAACTCACCACTTTTCACACCATCCCAAATTATTGGATTGTGAATCTGCAATGACATAAGCCAAGTACCTTTAGTAATTAGGTGCTCACTTAGTACCATATCACAAGGTGCTAGATAACTTTCAATAACTGAAAAGGTATCAGTCATCTCTTGATGAAATAAGTTAGCTCTCTGTAGACTCTTGTTGAAGGATTCTTTCGCTTTACGAACTTCGTCTACTGTAGTTAAGTCCCCATGAAGGTCTACACCAGCTTGCATAGCAACATACGTTACTTGCATTAATTCCTCATTTAATGATTTAACAACAGGCATTAAACCTTCAGTTGTATCATCAGCTTTGGATGCAGCTTCTATCGTTGGTTCTTTTACGAAGCTATTGATGATACCTTCTTGCTTCAGTATCATACGACTCCAAGCTAAACCTGCGCTACCACCTGCTGCATAGAACTTCAGAGCATCGTCACTTGGTGCGTTGTCATGTAGTCGTTTTCTTAGGTCTGTTGTTTCCAGCTTGGAAAGTACTCTATACATATCCCTAACATCGTCTAAAGTAAATCCACTATCAATGGCAGTTTTACTCTTGGACAATACCTCTTTAACGGCATTATGAGATACACTAGACCTGTTTAACTTCTGGACTAGAGCACTACCTCTTGATATATTATCAAGGATAGCTTCTGTTGGTTGGTATGTTTTAGCTTTGGTGTTCTGTTTTGTATTCAATTAGAACTCCTTATCTATTTGATATTAAATAATAATATCTTAAAATAATTATATCATAGCATTAATGCGTTGTCAAGGTAAGAAAATCCAACCTTGCTTTACTAAACTGCCTTGAGTTTTTTATAATAAGACCTGCTTTAGTTTTGTTGTAGTGCTTTAGTACGTTACCTAATCTAACTACCCATTTGTGAGTATCTGAGTACTTGTACTTATATGCTTTATATAGAAGCAAGTGAAGTAAGTAATGCTCTCTGAAAGTCGCATTAATAACTAAATCCGATTCACCGAATAAACACTTTGGGAATATGTGGTGTGATTCAGTCAAACCTTTAACCTTCTTTTGAGTTTCTTTTGCTTTTACTATTTCTATATATAACTTTGAGTACTTATTTTTAGGTAACATATTTAGGTTTAATTTTCTTGGATTAACCATAAGGAATTAAACCTACTTAAGAGCTAAGAATTTTGCTACAGTAAGTAGCTTAGATATTTCTGTTGATAACTCAAGTCTAACAGCAGTAGCAATATCAGAAGTACTTGGGTAAGTACCTGTACCACCTGTGCTCCCTCCTGATGTACTTACAGCCTGAGCCAGAACAGGTACTACTAACTTAGTCAAAACATTAAAAGTACCTAATGTCGAAACAACTGGGTCGCCACCACCTGTTACGAATAAGTTACCAGTTATTGTTAAAACATGGTCTGACTCCATTGGTCGCACCCTCCAACCATTCTCCAGAAAGTAATAAGCTGGAATCAATATTCCACCGCCTAAGTCATCACCACCTACTGAAGAAAAGGCCGGAAGGTATTTAGCATTATCGGATAACACAACCCAATCAACCCATGCTGCATATATTTGAGTTGCACTTACAGAAGCTCTATCTAATATAATTCTCCTAGTCGTTGGGTCGATAATAAGGGCCATAATTAAGCATATACTCGATCTTGTTCAGCTACTAAAGATAAACTAATACTTTTACTTCTTGATAGAGTACCTGTAGTCATCGCAAATTTACCACCACCGGGTTTAATACCGATTAAAGTAACTGCCTTATCGGTTCCAGCAGTTCCACCTGCTGTACTATTATCGTAGTCAAAATCAAATGCTACAGAAGATGCAGAAATTGTTCCTGTAATATCAGTACCTGCTGCATTTTTAACAGTAATAGCACCTGCTTCACCATAATCATTACCTGCGCCTGCTGGTGCGGTGTACATGAGTCTATAGCTACTACCTGCACCAACAAGGACGGAGTTAAAGTTCATAGTTCCTGCTGATGTATAGGGATTAGTGCATTTTGTATTTGTGTCATCATAGAACTCAATTCGGTTACTATCTGCACTCTGAATACTATCAATGTACACCGATTGAGATGTGACTAATGTATCACCAACGAATGTGAGCAAGTCAGATTGAATCTTACCAATCTTTGAACCATCAGTACCTGAAGTATTAATGTTAGATGATTGACGCAGTAAGTACTGAACCTTTGCGTAAATCTGCTCTAGTGTAGCATTATTACCATTAATGATAATCTTGAAATTCTTACTAGCGCCGTTAATAGTTCTAGCTTGGTTAGCTGTGTAATAAGATACTGTAATACCTGAATATGGAGCACCAGCCATAGCTGCATCTCCGGTTGCTTGTACAGCACCTAATAGGCCTGTAATCTTCAAGTCATCCTCATTGGACACCAAGAAGTTGACCTTATTAGCACCTGTAGATGTAGCACCTGTATCAGCTAGAACAGAGGATTTGAACTTCTTACCGTATTCACGTACATAAGCCTTAGCATATGTGCGTTTATCAATATTACCATGAGTAGCGTCACCGTAAACACGAACACCCACATTGAACTGGTCAGTAAACGGGAAGTTAATTGGTGTATCAGTTGGGGCAAGATGATAGTACGGCTGAACTGTAGTAGCTGGAGTAATAGAACCCAAGCCGATGAAGCCAGCATATTGCTGTAGTAATACACCATCGGCTGAATACTCCGACCAACCACCATCACGTAGCATATTACGAGTAGCATCACTATCTGTATCACTGAACTTCCATCCACTGAATGTAGCACCATCTGTACCAATCTGAAACTGCCCAGATAATGCGTCAATAGCATACATCGGGAATGGTGAATCCTGATAGGTGTTTGTACTCCATAAGTCAACTAACTTGGAGTAAAGTGCCTGAAGTGTAACACCATCTTTCCCGACAAGCGAACCACCTACATTTAAGGTGATTACTCGGTTTGGTTCGTCAATAGTTAAGTTAGTACCTACTATCAGGAGTGATTTGCTAGTTATTTTTGCCATTATTAAATTCCTTGAAACAATTTACCCTCATGGGCGCTATAAAGTGCGGCACTTTCCGCAAAATACGTTTACCTAAAAACCACAAAACAATCTAAGGTGTGTAGTTTCTATCTAATGCTAAACTTACAGGTATTGATGCGTTACCACTGGTAAGTGCTAAATTACGAATGTATTGCGGCACGTATCCAGCCTTAATGAAACCAACATCAACAACAGGGGTACCCTCGTACTGATATACAAACGTAGTACCAACACCTGAATCAACACTTGATAGAATAGTTGAAGTACCTGCTGTCAGTACTACAACATCAGTCCCTGTTGGTAATCCTGTAAATGTAATAGTATTTACTGATAAAGGGTACAACTTGGTTGACTGGTCTGTGCTCGTGGTTGTAAGCGCCACGCGTAAGTTTGTGAGTACGTTAGTCGCGGCAGCAATCGCACAGGTTGCGCGAATCTTCAGTTTGAAACCTGTGGTACTGTTGAAGGTCTGGGCGATCAAGTTGGCGGCGGTCAGGTTGAGCCATGTTCCACCATAACCTGAGCCTGTATCAACTTGGAACTCAATATCGTGGTTTCCCCATCGAGTGCCGAAGGTCACGTTAGTACCTGTAATCGTAGGTGCACTGTTCGTAAACGCCGTGTAGCCGATGGCGAAGAACGGCATCTCCCATGTAACTTGATCTCCAACCTTAGTGAGCAAAACTGAGCCGTTGGAGTTGAACTGAGGGGTTCCACCTGACACAAAACACTGCGCTGCTGAACTTGTTGTGGGTTCGTTACAAGTGATCTCAGCAAAACCTGCTGTTGTTGATGTGAAGCGGGTCAACCAGTGAGACCCGTAGACGGAAACCTGCCCTGTTGTAGAGCTGGTAAGTCCGCAATTTTTGACCACTGCATTCAGACCGGCGACAACCGAAGTATCGGCATAATCACCAGACACATTCTCTATCAGAATATTTGTGTCAGAGTTCACAAAGCTATAAGGCCCAACCCGTGTGTTGCTTGCGTAACAACGCTTCATCGTGATACCGGAATTGTTACCTACTCCAGCCAAAATAACACCAGTCACAGCAGCATTCATTACAAGGGGTGTTGTTGCGTTTGTACCAATGTTCTTTGACAGGGTGTTGTAGCTTGAGTTCGCAGCGACCAAGCCGTTGTAAGGTCCTACTGCCGGATTTGGAAGTACAAAGCCATCAACCACATTACCAGAAGAACCTGTTGTCAGGTCTATAGCGTACATCGCATTGGTCGCTGTCGTAGTAGTAGTAATGGTGTGGTCGTAATAGACAGTGCGGTTAAACGTGCAGTTCTGCGCGGTAACGAACAGGCCACGACCACCAATGAACACCGCATCATTGAACGTGCAGCTAACCGCTTGTGTGCTACCAATAACGCCTGTTGTGCCGTTGGCGCGTAAGGTTAGTGAGGCGTGAGTATTTCTATCAAATACAACATTAGTTGCGTAGTTAATCTGGCTAACGTAGTTTCCAGAGGCTGCCAAGCTAAAGCGTACAAAGAAGTTATCAGCGACTGACCCGCCAGCAAAGCAAGAAATCACGTTAAGCGCTGAGTTGATCTGGGCTTGTGTAGGCGCAACGATACAGTTAGTTACGTCAAGGGGTGAAGCCACCTCATACAGATTCATCAAGTCAGATATAGCACAGCTTTTGTACTTGACGTAGAACGGCTGCTGCAAGTTCATGTACCACTGGCTGACAATACCGCGAAGATCGAAGTAGCCCGCCCCTGTTGTAATCAACTCCTGACGAGTGCCGACAGTCGCGTTAGGAAGTACACGAGGACCAGTACCAGATGTAGTTCGTGTACTGTTAGTGAGGATAATCGCGGGAATACGAACCTTACATCCCGTAGGTGGAATGTAAAAGACGTTATTAGTTCCATCACTGCCCAAGCGAATACCTGTAGTAGTCTGGATAAAGAACTTCATCTCGGACGTTGTTCTGTGCGTTGCAAGCGCAACAATTGAACCAGCGTTCGCATAGCGGTCATAAACACCAGAACCCGCAGCAGTCTCAACCCAAATACCCGGAAACGCACCAGCAAAGGTCGCGGTAGTAGGGCAGGGGATTACTTGGGTTCGTGTCCCATCTGTTGTACCAAGCTGAAACCACGCTTCTGTTGAAGTCACTTTTCCGATTCGAGGTACGGTGATTGTCGCTACGGTATCACCACGAACTTCTATCCACCCCTGAACATCAGGACCTGAGCAAGTTGCAGTTATACCAGTCAGAGCGCCAGCAGCAAAGTTACCAACAACACCTCCAACTTTAATAAAACCACTAGCTCCAATAGCTCCACCGGGCACTATTGGCTCTGATTGCCAATTTGTCCAAGCACCTAGAAATACACCAGTAGCACCACCTGTACTTGTTATAGTTGTTCCGTAGGTTGGACTGTTACCCGAACCCCCTGTGTAAGCAATTACTCTAACATATGTGGGGTCAAAACGTAATTCCCCACCAGTACCAGAAAAAGAAACTGTATCTAATGAGCCAAAAGCTGTGCTATGGTTAGGACATGAATAACTATCTGTTCTAACTACTAATGTAGATTGATTCGATACGGTATATGTATCTAATGTTGCATTTACACTCCCACCTGTATAGCTGTCAAAATAATTTAATGCACCATTAGATGCAACGAAAGCAGTCATTTAATTACCCCTTTAATTTTAATTCTGCACTTAGGTAGCAAAACACCTAATTAAACTATGCTAGCTATATGTATAACTCAAACGGTTATCCCATACTTTATCGAAGTTACTATTTCCATTAGCCCAAGTCTCTACTGTATCTCCACCTGTGCTTATTGTGATTAACCTAATACGCCATAGAGGTGCTGAATTAGCTACACCAACAGGAGCCTCGGCTTTGTATAGTACGTTATCACTTATAAAATCAATACGTTTTGATAGCATATCTTCATTATCTCCATCTGAGTTTGAGCTATTTGGAATATACAAATGCTGCTCTAGTTTACCAATCATAGGTACTGGGTCAGTAAGTAGTTTATTACCATCATCAAAGTTAAGCTCTAACCTACCTTGCTTATCCCATTTAGCACTTACTAAACTTCTAGAACTATCAGGAGTCAGTGCTCCTTTACCTAGGAGTAACTTATCAAATACTTCACTAGACGTAGCTGCTTTATACACAGCAGGAGTACTTAGCTCTTTTTGCTTATTAAGAACAGCAGATAAATGCTGAGGTACTTTAGGTTTAATGTACTCATTCGCTTTGGTATATTCCTTAGCTTTGGATACGCTGATTAACTTCTCTTTTAATTTAGAACTTTGATTAGCATTAAACAGGGCATCCTCGTTTGATAAACCCCTAGATAAAGAATCCTCGTAGGACTTAAGAAAGGCTTTGCGTATTTCTAGGGACTTAGAGCTAACAGAAGGAGGTAAGTTATTTATTGTTGGAATCATTTTTTTACTCTCCTTCTTTTATTTTGTTATCCAGCATTATCTAGGTTATTACTTGAGGTATCTTTACCACTTACTGAAGTTGATGTACCTTCACCCATTGTCGCCATACCGTCACCACTCCTAGATGAGTTACCACTTAGAATATCCATTTGCGGAGGTAAATCATCAGGTAGCTCATCAATACCAATAGCAGTTCTTACAACATTAAGCACTTGACGATCAACTTCAACCAAACCAGTACTAGCCGCACGTTGTAGCATCTTACTTAAGGAATCAAGGTCAGAGGATTGAAGCTCTTGATAATCAAGTTTACAAGCTCTAGAAGCATCCATACCATTGAGCCTATATAACTGCCTAATAATATCTCTATTTACTTCTGATACGATATTATCCAGCATTGATTCAATACATGAACCAGTTAGGCTATTTTTTAGAGTACCTAAAGCGAATGAACCAGTAGAACCCTGCCCTAGTAATAGCACATCAGCCATAAGTGCTGTGTAGATTTGACTTTGGTAGAACTCTTTAACCTTTGTTGTATCAAAGGACTTCTTACCGTCACTATTAAGTAGAGTTAATGAAAATAACTTAGCTCTTGTATCTGGGTCAGTAGCCGAAGGTAGAATAATACCTGATTGAGTATTATTTTGGATATTACGAATAACTTCCTTGAAACCCTCGTAGATTAACTTCTGCTCTGGACTAGCATCAGCAGACATATATTGTGCTGGAATCTCCAGAACAGGTAATCCCTGTAAGTCCCTAGCTACACCAGCAGCTTCAATCTCTTGAATGACCGTTAGGTATCTCCAAGCTAAGTACGCATCACGTAGTGGGGATTTACCAAAGGGGTCGCCTCGGTGTCTACCTACTTTAATGTGAATGTACTTCTCAGTTGGTAAGCGGTTGTATGTTCCGGTTTTACCGTAGGAATTTGTGTTGATTTGCTCAACACCAATAATCTCGTTGTTGTTCTCACCGGGAAGGAATCTTGAGATACTTTCTTGATTAAGCAAACCAAGTTTCTTTAGTCCAATCCTACCATCATCATATAGACTACCAGTGGATTTACGTCGAATCTTAAAGGTCTTTTCATGGATGGAGAATCCATAGATATTAGAGCTAAGTGCGTCACTGATGAAGTCCCTAAATGAGTTATCCATATCACCTAAGCACGATTCAATGAACTTAGCTTCTTCTTTCTCTTTTGGTGTAGCATCATTCGGAGGAACAACACGCCATCTTACCTTGGAGATAATATTTGAGTAAAGACTCAAGCAGGAGTTAATAGCACTATGCGAAGCCATTTCTTTGTAGGTCTTTGCACTACTAGGCCAGTTAAGCTCTCGGATGGTATCTTCATAGGATACACCGTTGAATAAACTAACGCCGCTATAACCAATGTCACCCATTTTAAATCTCTGGGGCTGGTCCATCGGTCTTGCAGCTTTTTGCAACTGAGATACATCAGCAGAAAGGGGAGCCTTATCAATGCTGATTGTACTTGAGTCGGTAACAAATGAGCTTAAATCGCTCTTATGTATATTTGTATCAACAGCCATTAATAAGGCTCCTTTTCTTTTGTTTTGTTTA